CTTAAGTCATATAGCTTATCACTAGCCTTTTTATCTTTCACCACGTCTTCAAACGGATTAGGTTCTCCCAGAAAGTATGCATGTATACTATGTCTGCAGTTATATCCACATAACCCCAATGGATTATTCGGGAAGCCTGTGCTCTTTTCCAAATTAGGATATTGGTCTTCGCCCTCAATCTTATATATCTTTCCCTGCCATCCCGAATGGTCTGCAATCGGATCCTCTGAGGTTCTCGCACCAGGATGCGCAGACACAACCACATACTCAGCCCCCAACTCCTTTGCATTTGCTATACTAATCTTACCGGCACCCTGATTGATGCCAGTAAGCACAGACCTTCTGACAGCAGTCTCTATTGTATCCCTATGACCAGAGTTATAGAGAACTACTCCACTTTGCTTACCTACCGTATCTACAGCCTCTCTTATTACCTCCGAATAAGACCTAGCACCAGTAGTAACATCAAAGTAAGCCTTATCTAATGTGTCTATTAGCAGTTTCTGGCTGGCATTAGCTGTTGTTCGGGTGAAATTACGTAGTTCTCCATTAGTTCTGTTATAACAGTCCTGAAGTATGGTCTTCAAAACAGAACTCTCCATGAGTTGTAATGGTTCTATCCCCTGACGCTCGAACATCTTAGCTTCGTTCATAAGGCCTTCTAGTCCACTCTCCTCAAAAAGCTTTTTAACTTCAGCCTCTGACTTTCTTGTTACCTTGGATATAACACTAATCAAATCATTATAATGCATACCTGCTTCACTAAGTAATTTGATTCTCCACTGAGCAATACCAGGTATCTTGTCATAATCATAAAGCTCTGCTGCCATAATGCGTTCGCATATATCCTTTATAAGCCACTCTTCAAGTTCTTCCCATATTTTTACCACACTATCCGGAATACTCCATAGATATTCTTCACTAAGCAATATTATACACCCTCTTCAAATAATCCTTTGTCCTGCTGTTCATCTTTAGCCTCTGCCACAACAGCTTTTGCCTCATCCTCACTCATACCCTCAAACTTAACATAGTATCTCCATAATGGATACTTTCCCTGCTGAACATATTGCCAATGTCTGGCTCTATCCTCTTCCCAGTTATATGTGAGATCACCGAAGGCATAGGATGTCTCATATTCTCCGACAGGTGCTAAATTATAAAGGTCTACATAGGCATTCAAAGCATATACAAGGTCTTCCAAACAATCTTTTAGAACATCTCTCATATCCTTGATAGTTTCAATGGTCTCTCTGTCATCAGCTTCTACCTGTGTAGCTGTTATCATTCCAGTTTTGGCATCAAGCGTAAACTGTCCCTGGGAATATCCACACTTGGTAGATATCATAGACAGAATACTATTAATATCCTTAATTCTGCTTTCAGTAAGCATAGTGGCAGTATGTTCTCGTACTGCTGCCTCATCCTTCTCCATATCAATAGCAGTCATAAAACGTGGAAGTTTTACCTTATTCTGCTTAGCGTACTGTATAGTCGACACATCAACATATGTAAGATGCTTTGAGTCTTCTACTTCTCCACTCTTGCGCGACCATGCTATATCTAGATCCTTTAGCTCCTTAATGGCATTATGGAATACAGGTACACCCAAAGGACTATCCATATCAATGGTATTATTGTATGGCATCTTCAAATAGGCAAATAATGGCTTATCTAGATTCTCTATGTATTGCTCCGGCTCTATGTTCTTCCACTCATCCACCATCTCTAAGCTACATGGTTTTCCCATAGTATTCTTATCACTGGATACAAAAGCACGATTGGATATTACATAGAGTCCATCCTCGAATCTGTGATACTCAAGACGTGTGTAATATTTCTTGGATAGAGCTGCCTTAGTGACTTTATCGAAGAATATTACTCCCAGAATATCCCCATTGGAGTTTTTCTCTGTGACAAGAAAGTCTTTAGCAAGAACAAAGTCAATGCAGCTGTTTATATTCATGGAACCATTAGGTTTGAACATAATACCGGCTGACCCTGCGGCATCCTCTACCTTGTCTCTAAGTACCTTCTTAAGCCTGTTTATAATCTGCTGAAGATACTCAGCTCTGGCACTGCCTGTTATATTAATGTCTATATCAAGACATATCTTCTTAGCTGTGTCGCTGGCCAAAAACTTTGCAAAGTTAATAGATTCCACATCATCATCCTTGTCAGTCCATGGTGGTGTTCCATCTATGATACTGGCCCATAGTTTCATTGCCTCTTCCATCTTGTCTGATAATATTGCATCTGTACCAAATACTTTTTTTGCACTACTCTTATTAAACATTCTTACATACACTCCTTTTATCCAGTCTATAAATCCCATAATCTCACTCCTTAATACTCCCACCTAAGCCATTTACGCATGAAGGTATAACAGAAATACCTTATGTCGTCCATAGCATGGTCATTTTCCTTTATAACCTTGTCTTCTCCACTTTCCTCATTCCAGCAGTATAAACCAAATTCCTCTATACTATTCTTGCAGTTCTCGTGTATAAGCAGCCTTCCTGAATTAAGAAAGGTGGTTACAACTCTTATTCCATCCAATACATCATTGTTAGCTTTTTTGACTATATATTCTCCATGCTTCTTTATGGTCTCAATGAATGATGCCGCTGACGGATCCACTATGATATACTCTATCTTTGTTTTACCTATCAGTTCTTTAAGCATCTTATAGTATGCCTCATCATCCACACGCTGACCTTTTTCTCGGCCGTTGTAGTATATCTCCTTCTCTCTTATGGCTCTCTTACCGTCAAAGCCCCATAATCCAGCAGAAAATGGGTTCACGGTACCATAATCAACTGATACTATGTGCATACCACTTTTAGGACATTCACCACGGATTATGTGCTTATTCTCATCGAACATAGAGTAAACCAGTCCATCTGCCACACACCAGAGACCTAATATAAATCTCTTGAAGAACACTCCCACGTACATAGACTTATATCTTTTCTTAATCTTTTCATCCAAGGATAAATTATCGTCCATAGTGAAGTGAAGATATACTAGGTTCTTTAGTTCTATGCCTTTCTTAATCAGTTCTGCTGCCGCATCTGTACTCAAATTACATTTACACTTATCAATCCAGTTTATCTTAAACCAATGTCTTGGATTGTCTGGGTTACAGTTAAACCAAAACTTACTTCCTGTAACTGAGCATCGTCCTGTTGCCTGGTTAACAAAGCTCTCTGGCATAATCGCCACTTCATCAAAAAACATACCAGCAAGGGTAATACCCTGTATTAAATCTTGGGACCTTTCATCCTTACCACCAAAGATGTAAAAGTAGTTTGTGACATCACCCTTAGTAATCTCAAGCATATTGTCGCTTCTGTGGTCTTTAATCTTCTATCCACGGGACCTTATCATAAGCTTAAGCCAGAACACCACATTTCTTCTGAAGGAGCCTATGGTCTTACCGGCCATACCAAAATTATTTTGATTAAATGTGGACATTGCCCAGAATACGTAAGATAAAGACATACTCATAGTTTTACCACTACGTATGGAACCATCTGCAATAATACCATCACAATCCTTTACGGGACTATCCGAACACCACCAGGTTAAAACCTTCTTTTGCTTTACAGAAAATGGCTTAAAATCAAAGGTATTGCTCTTAAGCTTAGCCTTCCTGGCTTCTAAGTTCTGTTTTACCCTCTCCTTTATTCGTTCTCTACGCTCGTTTAACTGCTGCCATGCGCTATTATTCATCCGACCACACCCTTCCGGCTATATCATTCAATGCATCAAGGAAATTGTCCTCCCCGAATTCTGTGTCCATATTATTGTCCTTAATCTGCATTTCCAGTTTAAGTAAATCAAGCTCGTACTTCTGACGGTCATATTCCAGTTTGTGTGTATCCATAGGGTTAAGCATAAAGTGCTTATCCAGCCATTCAAGAGACTTCTGTTTGTCAGCTAACCTAATTTGCACATCGCCTTTTACCTGCTTCACTTCCTGGATGAGCTGAGTATCAACCACATCAGATTCATTCAATCGAACAACGTTTACTTTCTCGGTCAGAGTGACTTTCTTACCTGATTCTTTATCCTTAACCTGTATTGGTCCATATATGCCCATAACAGGCTTTTCTTCCTGTCCGAAGGTTATATAATCTCCTATGTCTGCAAAGGCAATTCTCATGTGATATTCAACCAAATCGGGCTCCGTCAAAAGTATCTGCTGCCTCTTGATTTCTTTTAACCTATCAATCTCCTCTTTTACTCTAGGTTTTTTTAGGGTCTTATATCCTTCAACTGCTGCCACATTATACTTCGCTCCAAAGGCTTTCATGTAACTCTGGACGGCATTAAAGGATTTTATGTAATACACGCAGAAATACTGTTCTTTTGGAGATAAATCTGGATTTTGAAAAGTCTCTTTTGTCCCATCATCCAAATCTATATTATTTTCGCGTTGCACCGGTGCAACGTTGCATTTTTTCGTTGCAACGTTTTTACTGTCTTTTTCACCGTCCCATTTATACCTGTTTTTCCAACTTCTGATAGTCCCCTCAGCTATATGTAATGCAGCTGCTATATCCTTTAATTTTTCACCTGCCTTATACAAGGCAAATGCCTGTTCAACCATTTTTTTATTATTTGCCATGTATAGTGTTTCTCCTTTCTAACTCTTGGGTATAAATACAAAAAGAGCCAAGTGCATAGGTTATTCCTATACACCTGGCTCCCTGGCTCTAATTTAAAGATACCATAGATTTTGATTCTTTCAAGCATTATATTTCACTTTGTAAAAAAAACGGCAGAACTACTTTTCGTAACTCAGCCATCTTATAAATAACTCACCATGAAGATTTAATGTAAATTTTTGGTAAAAATTTACAAAAATACTTTTATGAATTCTAAATTATTGCAGTATTTAAAAATTCCGTGTAATATATGTAATATAGTTAGTAATTATACCAGACTCCTGTTTATCGCTATGAATGTGCTTTGCACTATCATATATGCAACTTGTCAACCAGTTAGCAAGGAGGCTGATATTATGAAGAGGAACAAGACAACCGGAACATCAAGTCTGTGCGAGAAGATGCACTTGCACAGGCTACTTGAACAGCTACTTTTCTACTTGAGTTTGATTGTAGCCATTGCATCACTCCCAGAGGCAATACTCACTATAAGTCGTTACATTTTTTATCTATACGAATTATTATACTACTTCTTATAGCGAGCACGCCTTCCTTTTTCACAATAGTGGACTGTTGCAGCAGTCCACTATTTTTTGTTTAAGTGTTTAAATTATAACATTTTGAATATATTTTTACAATCTTTTTTTATACTAAGCCGGGAGTATCGTAATAATATGATTCCTTAGGCTTGGTCATGTAACCCCTCCCATATGTATATCTACTTACTATTTGCTTCTAACTCAGCAAGTGCCATGGCATAAGACTTGGCCTCATCATCAGAGCCTTCTAATACATCCATAACTAAAAGTGCTGATGTGTTGTTATGCCAAAATACTTGTTTGTCTATTACACCTGTAGCCACTGGTCCTATAGGTGGTATTTCACCATTAGCGGTATCAATAGCTCCTGCATCTATCATGGCTAGTATTGATTCGGGTATTAATATGCTATTTACAACACGATCCTCAATCTTTGAATACATATACCTTGAATCAGTTGATACATCACTTATTTTAGTTATATGGAATTTAGCTTTTGCCTTTTGCTCTATATCAAATAAGCTGTAATCTGTTCCCAAAAATGAATACTGATTACATTCTTGAGCTTCACTACACAAAAATTCTTCTCCTGGTTCTGGTAGCTCTCCTGAAAACTCAATAACTGCTGCCTTAGCTTGTTTAGGCATAGATTCAGCATTAAACCACACTACAAATCTTGGTGTTCGTATATAGTAGTATATCTTTTCTCTATCTTGTCCTAAGTAAAAGCCCGTCCTCTTATATGCACTCTTTATAAGCTTCTTAAATACTGACAATCTGAAAAACATATTACTCATCCTCCTGTTCATCTAATCTCTGGTTAATCAAGTCCATAGTTATATCCTCTTTTATCTCCTCGATACCAAATGCAACATATCCTTTCTTAAGTCCCCATCCATTCAGCATATATGTTATTTTATACTGTCTAATGTTGATAGGATGATACACCTGATTGCCTTTATCATCTATACAGGTGAATCTTAAGATGTCTCCTTCTTGATAATTCCTGTCATTTTTTCTTATCTCAAACTTCTTATATCCAAATTGAACCGCATCAGCAAATTGTCTTTGAATCTTAATTTTATGTATCGTTATTTTCTTTTGTGATTTCATAGTTAATCACTCTCCTTTTAACCATCTACAATATACATTGTATTGCCTTACTCTAATTTTTCCTTTAAACCATAACAAATTATGCCAATGTCTGACTGTTTCTAACTGTTGGAAGTCATATACATTATCATCATATAGATCATGCCATAGCCAGTGGTGTAATCCGTTATCCATCCTAATATGAATTAGTCTGATATGTCTCCAGTCTCTTATTTTTCTCTTGACTGCTTCAAAAAAGCAGTTTGAATAATATACCGTTTTGTTATTCATCTTTATCCACTACACTCCAACGACATATGTTGTCCACAATTTGGGCAGAAATTATGTTCTTCAAAGTCTAATTCATATTTCTTACCACAACTCGGACATTCATATTCATCATAAACCAAATTACCATTATAATATCCATCACCATGAAATGACACTTGTTTTTCTTCCTGCTTATCTTTTGCAACCCTTAATTCCTCTATTGTTCCTAATTTTCTATACTGCTGTATTTCTTCAAGTGAACATATTGCCATATCAACAGCTTCTTGTAACGCATAAAAACCACTTGTAGGTTTATTCTTTTTTAAACACTCTATTGCTTCTTTTTCTGTTTTGATTAATTTATTCTCGGACATTTAATGTGGCCCCCTTCTGAACTGCTGCCTCTGATTTCT